GTTTGGAACAAGCTGCCAACATAGTTGTCCTTCCTGCTCAAAATCAACGGTTTACGAACGTAACTCCTTTGGGGAGTCACATCGGCTTACCAGAACTCCCCCATCGAAGGGGGTCTAATGCAAAGTGGCATAGAGTCATGCAGTGGTCTGAGCACCACACAAGATTAACTATGCATATCACACCCTAGCCCCTACGGCTTGGGTCACAATACATTAGCACTGTTCTGGGTCCTATCGAGTATCTGCTTTAAAGGCAGACACCAACCCGTTGATTAAAAGCAATCCCAATTACACTTTCGTGGTAGGGACTTCTGGAAGAACTATTGAAGGCAGTCAAAGTGAACAAATACCATCATTCCGTGTGAAGCACGAGGCTACGTGATGGCCACAATTTCTAGAGCATACCAAAGTATGCTGAAGAAATTGAGAGGTGGTCGTAGCTTGTGCTAAATTCACAGCGGATCCACCATTTGTTCGACTTGCGTCAAACGGTTCCATAGGGCACTTCGAGAGTTTCTCTAAAGTGAGGAGTTGGGTCGACAGTGGTTCGATTAGATAAATATCTAGCCAGTACCGTCTAACTGTGTCAGAGCTTATGCTTCCTGACAAACGTCCCATACCTTTCGAATATGAGAACCCAAAGGGGTTAACTTGTTTCTCTCAAACAAAGATGTCATCCATCGAAAAGGAGTATTCACCGTGATAATCAACACGGAACTCCTTCTCCTGCTTCGGCAGCCTGAATATATGATATCGCTTAGGCTCTACAGCTTTATAGTCTCTTTGTATATAGAACTTTCCAAATGGAAAATGACTAGGCATTAACGCTTTAGTCAGATCCATAGGGTCAGTTCTACATTTAAAGAGTCCATGTAGCTGGGACTGCACATTATTATAAAAGTGTCTTAGGTCCTCAGAGCCATCAGGAGCGAAATTCAGGCCACCGTATTTAAGTGGCATAGTGAGAACGACTTCAAGTTGCTTTTTTGACAATAGTCCAGTATACTTATTTTTAAACTGGTCTCGAATCATTTCAGCACATAGAGGACGCACCTTTTCTGGTGTGTCTTCATAGAGCTTCAAATAATCAGAGAATCTAGATGATATAGTAGATACTATGTCTTGATTCTGATCAATCAATTGAAGTCGTTCCTTCTTTTCCGCTACGTATGATGGATACATACGCATAGACTTCTCGCTATCATCTCCTTTCTTTCTGCCATGCAAAAGTCCGAAATTAAAATACTTAATTAATTGGAAATCGGGTAAACCGTGTTTCCAACTTATTCGGAACATTTGAGAATTAATCTGGAAAAATTCATCAGATATAAAATTCTTGCCAACAGAAAGTTCAAAGCCAAACTCCGCAACTGTTTCTTTCCAAATTGGGTAATGTTCGCCATCTGTTCTAAACAGAATGTCGTCACCATTAACCCGTACAGGAATGTTGCGTTCTAGAGTCTGGAATGATAGCTGTCTTTGAAACCTTCTTTCCCAGCTAATTTGATAAGCACAGTAGTTAGCGATGCAGAGTATAGGGAACGACAAAATATGACCCATTAATTGGCCGTTTGTCTGTTCTCGACTAATACCCTCCTCGTCGACACTTTTAGGTTCATAGTATCTAAAGGGGCTTAACTGACTCATGGACGGCATGATCTTAGACGAATATATTATGTTCGCCTTAGTCAATGACTTAAGTCCACGATGCTGTAGCCACATTGGTACTTTACCTACTGTGCAAATTGCATTAAAGATGGTTTCTGTGACTTCAACGTTTAAAAGGTCTGTCGCACTACTATAATCTCCTGAAACGAACTTATTTAAATTCTGTTCGTTAAGAAGATCCGAATCAACCAAAGGTTGAAGAAGTTC